CTGGTGGTGTAGCAGCAGTGGCTATGCCAATGGGCAATGTGATATCTCGAACTGGTCCTAAAAAGAAGAAGAAGTCCAAACGCTCTTAGATAAATAGTATAGTAATTACTATTTGGAGCATTATAATGACAGATAAAATAAAAGAAGGTTTGGCCGCACTTGCCGATGTAGCCGAGCGTGATCATGAAGTGCAGATGGCACGTAGCGATCTTTACAAAATTGCCAAATATGCAATCAAACTACACGAAATGATGAAAAACATCAGTGAAGCAGAAGGCATTGAAGGTTGGCAGCAGGCAAAAATTACAAAAGCAGCAGACTACTTGGGTTCAGTGTATCATGCACTGGATTATGAAACCAAGTTTGAAAGTGTTCAAGTTCCTGCAAAAGCAGCAGTTAAAAGAAACAAGCCAGTCATGAGCGAAGATGAATTTGTTTCTTACAAAGGCAGTTTAGCATCAAAACTTGCTGAAACTAAAAACTGTCCAGACTGTGGCAAACCAAGTTATAAAACATTTGGTTTAAGTGAATCAGAATTAGATGAGGGTAAGAAAAAAGGCGTTGACGGAAAGGCTTGCTGGAAAGGTTACAGATATGCTGGAACCGAAGGTGGTAAAGACAAATGCGTCAAGGTAAAAAGACGTAAGAAGAAAAAATAATGGATTTTAACGCACTACAACACAAACTGTTCGCAATGGATCCTACTGATCCTAAAGCTGATTTAGCAAAACTTAGAGCACAAGCAGGTGGCAATGCTCCAGCACCTGTTGATAAGATAGACTACATAACAGAAAGTGCTAGTGTTCCAGAAGGTTCATTACAGATGGATAGAAACTACAGTGTAGCAGATTTTGCAGCACTTGCTGGTGTTGTAACCGAAAAACAAAAAATGGGTAGTGCAGGACAAGCAAAAGGCAAGGATCCTATGCCTAGCACAAGCACGCCTAGTCGCACTGGTGAACAGCCTCATCCATTAAAAGACAAACTTGTAGGCGAAGCAAGTCCAGATGAAGAAGATAAATTCCACACAGATTTAGATGATCTAGTCCACAAAACATTTGGTCACAGCAGTGATGAAGAAAAATCAGACAAGGATCGTATTGCTGAATTGGAAAAGCGTGTTGAAGCATTAGAAGCAATGTTAAAAGGCAAAAATGAAGAAGCACCTCCTGGTAGAGAAAAACAAGTAAAAGCATTGAAAAAAGAGTTTCCAGATGATGAAGGTGCACCTTATGCTATTGCTTGGGCACAACACAACAAACATGGTAAGCCTAAAAAAAGAAGCACACAAACTGCAAGCGTAGATACTAGTGATATAAAGAATAGATTATACGATGCACTAAGTAAAAAAATGGGTGGCTAAATGCGTGTATTAGATATCATAACCGAAGGCCCAGTTCATCCCTTACAAACTGTTTTTAGTGGTATAGGTGTAACTAATCCTATTGGATTTAACAACCATCAACCTAATCAGGTTGTTGCTTTAAAACAAGCCTTAAAAAAACACAGACTTGTTACAGGAAGAAACGGAACTAATAGAACATTAGGGGGCATGGCATGGCAAGGTGATGAATCCGAAGAATGGACACAAGATTTAACAAATGCACTTGCTAATTGGAAACGCAGTATAAATTTACAAGTTAGTCCTAATGATCCAAGACGCCCATTAGACGTTGCAGGAACACCAACTCTTAGAGCTATTGATGTTAGATATCTTCTTGCTGAATTAAATTCTGATGGAACTTTAAAGGCATCAGCAGATGGCGGGCCGTCGGAACAAAACATTATGACTAAAGGTCCGATGGAAGGTATTACAATAGTTCGTGAAATTCCAGGAACAATTGAAGATGCTACAAACACTGCAAAAATGGTTGAAGCAGTAGGACACAGTGCATGGTTTAGGATTGCAGCAGAAATAGCAGAAAGTAAATTTTCGACAAGAAATCAAAGTTGGTTAAAAAGCACACCTGAAAACGAAGCAGGAAGAACTATACACCAAATATATTCACAATTCTTTATGGGAGTTGGTATGCCGTTTGCAGATGAAGAATGGCTAAGAAAAGTAAATAGAGCGGCAGGTAATACAAGAGCTGTTTTTCTAGACGGCAGCGAACAACCAATTGCATACACAATTAAAATTGCTCCTACTGCACAAGAATTGTTTACCTATTATTCAGACATGGCTAAAAAGCTATGGGAAAAAGACAATGCAGAAGATGCTGCAAATAGATCAGCCAATGATGCAGTTTCTAATAATCCAGTAAGTGCTGAAACTTTAGATCTTGTTGGGATAACTGCACTAGCACAAGAAATCTATGAAGCTATGGATAATAGTATCACAAGAAAAGTTAATCCATTCACAACAGGTGGATTTTTTAATGATGTTGATAGAATTAGAAATGCAATAGGTAAATTACGCACAGCAGCAGATTATGATAATCTAGCCTCAGCTTATGAAAAAATTGATAGAACAAAATTAAATGAAGATTTAGTTAAAGAACTTTCTAAAGAAGATTACACAAATATAATTGTATCTAGGCTAATCGGTATAAGACGTATCGCTCCTACAATACTACATGCTTCAATAAATTTTGGAAGTGAAACAGAAATAGAAGTTACCGGAAATGATGGAAAAACTTATACTGTTTCTAAAACAAAAGATCCAACAGATGAACATTTTATATCTAATTATGCAGGATATGACGCAATACTTATAGACGAAATATATAAGAAGGCTATAGATATAAGTGGCGGAACATTACCTAATTTTGATCAACCACCAGATGCTGCTGCATTAGATGCAATAAAACCAATGTTTATTGATGCTATAAACAGAACATATCCCGAAATGGTTGCTTTTTATGTAAGAGCAGAACCGTTTGATGAAGCTAGTGTAGATTTAGGCGGCGCAAGGCTACGTGGAATATTAGATGATGCAGCAAGGTTGGGCGGAGATCCGGACACAATAAAACTTTTTATTACGGATGAAATTGCAAAAGATAGAGAATTTTTAATCGTTGGCAAAGACGGTAGCGGACCTGCAATGAATATATACTTTGATCCTAAATACAGAGACGAAGGGTTAGCAGATAGAGATTTTACTGTATTAAATGCAGACGAAGAAGTGGAATTAAATGTTACAGAAACGCAAATAAAATCAGCTTTAATGAGCACTGATCCTGCTGTTGTAGAAGAAGCTGTGACCGAACTACTTCAAGACCAAAAGGGCAGAGAAACATATATGCGCATATATAGAGAATCAGCTGCTACAAAAGATTATCTTGATGAAATGGCTACCTTTGGTGACGGTGAAGATGATATACTGAAATTACTTAATGGCACCACAACAAACAACACTCCAATTTCTAACATTGCAAGAGAGTTTGGTGTTGCTGTAGCTGCTCCAATGGTCTGTGCAAAGTTGTTTAGAGAAGCAATTACAAAAGGCTTAATTGCTGGCACAGATGAAAAAACAATAGAACAATTATTAGGACAAATGCAAGCAATTGGTGATAGCAGAGAAAACTACGAATTAATAGATGAAAGATATCGTCAATTACCAGGTGTAGACGATAGCTTGATTGATGATTTAGCAGGTGAACAATTTGTGAGCTTATTTGGATTTGGATGGTATGCTACACTAGCAAAAATGATAGGTGAAGAATCTAGAGTAGATGCAATAAGAGTTGAATTACCGGCTGATGTTATTGATGCTGTTGAAGCAGTAGAATCGAGCCCATCTGAAGAAACTGTCAAAAAACTTAAACAAAAAATAGGCAGTGATATAAAATCAAATGAAGATCAATTAGAATTAATTATTGATAGACTAACGAATGTATTTGATGATATGAGTGATCAAAGTTCTGCAGAAGCAATTATTATATCTGAATTATTAAAAGATTTACAAGAGGCTTACGATAACCTTTAATGTCCAAAATAAACATTCCTATTGCACAATGGTATATTAGCCATACATGCAATCTATCCTGCAAAAACTGTTTGAGTTATAACAACTTCAACATAAGTGGCCACGAGCGTTGGGCAGATAATGCTGACGATGTGGCACGTTGGGGAGAACTTGTAACTGTAGATGATTTCAGTATAATCGGTGGAGAGCCACTTGGTAATCCTGATTTACACTTGTGGGTAGAAGGTTTACACAAATATTTTTCAACAGAAAATTTCAAAATTTGCACAAACGGTGTTCAGTTAGATCGTTGGGTTGATCATATTGCCGAATGGACAGAAATGGGTGTAATATTAGAAATACACACAAAAGACAAAAGTCATTTGTCAGACACATGGAAATTTCTTAATCGTGCATTTGCAAAGGATATACAATGGCGCAAAGGCATAGATTATGATTGGATAGGCACATACAATGATAAACCTGTATGCTATAACAGCATGGACAGCAGTTTTCTAACATGGGGAACAAAAGGACGCAACGAACACGGTGAATACGAACTGTTTGAAACAAATCCTAAACACACACATAACCTGTGTCAATGGAGTAATTGCCATTATTTTTTCCGCGGTGGATTATGGAAGTGTGGCACCATAGTTGGCGCACAAGAGTTTGTTAATAAATACCCTGTAAGACGAGATCACAAAGATAAAATACTAGAATATAAACCTATTACTATAAGTGAAAACTTAGAGCAAGATATAGAAAATTTAAGATACATGATACCTCAATGTGGGCTATGTAATAATGTGTTAAAAACAAGGAATAGATTAGATTCTATAGCAAAAAAGGAAAAGATTTTTGTTCCAGCAGCACATACATAATTGGATAGAAACATTTTTGAGTGTGCCGTCTGAAACGTTTAATAACTTGCCTCCTTGCCCATTTGCAAAACAAGCAATGATAGAAAATAAAATACAATGTGCAGAATTAAAACCTATAGAGCATATAAGTATGCATGACTATTTTATTGCAGAACTTGAAAATTTTTCATATCATTGGCCCAAAGGTAAAGAAGTTGTAATTATAGGATGCAATCCAGAATATATAACTTCAGAAGAATTATCAATGGCAGTTGAAACTTCAACTACAAGATTTTTAAGTCAAAGAGGGTATATAGCACTTGAAGATCATCCAGACGAAGAAGAGAAAGTAAAAGATGTAGTATTGAATAACAAACAATATGCTGTTATCTTTTTACAGGATGCAAATAAGTTAAATACTGCTAGAAGGGCTTTGCATAGTCAAAATTATTATGTTAATTGGGATGAAGAATACTATGCTGACGTATTGGATATATGACGACTAGGATAGATTTACAAAAAACAAACTACAAAACAATTCCTTTCAAATTGCTTAACAGCGAACATTTTTTACAGTGCGAGCAGATATACAAAGATTATATTATATACAAAAATTTTGATGAAATATATCCAATCTTTAGAGAAGATTGGGATAAAGGAACTATCTTTGGATATTATGACGATGACGAATTGGTAGCATGGAGTGCGTATTATGAATATCCAAGTAAAAAAACTGCACATGCTGATCAATTTGCATGGAACTACAAAAACCCAAAACTTAAACTTGGCTACAAATCATTAAGGAACGAGCTTGCTTATTTTAAATCAAAAGGTTTTGATTACTTGATATTAGGTGATATATATTCCTATAAGGTAGAACTAAAAGGTTTCGAAACAATAAAAATCAACTCACCAGGAGCATTTGAGACTTGACATTTGGACCTGATCCTATTATTATATAACAAATAACCAAGGAGTATTGTATGAGCGATCGTGTGTATGGCCAAGAAGAAAAGGCCAAACTAGAACGCCTAGTGAAAGAAGGCGTTACTGTATTACAGGAAATTGAAGATTTACAAGGTGGATTAAAAGAAACTATCAAAGCCGTATCAGAAGAACTAAATGTTAAATCATCGCTAATTAATAAAGCAATTAAAATTGCAAAGAATAGAGATTGGCACAACGTTGCAGATGCACATGAAGATCTTGAAACATTAGTTGCTACACTCGGTTATGATAAGGATGCTTAATGCCATACGTTGACGCTTTTTTTGATAGAGATGCAGATATTATACGTGCTGTAGAGCGTCGAGATGGTAAACGCCATTATCAAGAATATCAAGCAAAATATACATTTTACTATGAGGATAGTAAAGGCAAATACAAAAGCATTTATGATGATCCTCTAGTAAGAGTTGTTTGTAAAAATACCAAAGACTTCCGCAAAGAACTTGCTATCAACAAAGGCAAGAAAATGTTTGAGTCTGACGTAAATCCAATATTCCAATGTTTAAGTGAACATTATCTCAATCAAGACGCTCCAAAACTTAACGTTGCGTTTTTCGATATTGAGACAGATTTTGATCCAGAGCGTGGCTTCGCCGATCCTAGTGATCCATTTATGCCAATTACTGCTATCACTGTGCATTTGCAATGGTTAGATGCACTTGTGACATTTGCATTACCTCCAAAGACACTAACATTTGAAGAAGCACAAGCAGAAGTTGCAGAATTTGATAATACATATTTGTATAAAAACGAAGGAGACATGCTTGAAGCATTTCTTGATATAATCGAAGATGCAGATATTTTGTCAGGTTGGAACAGCGAAGGTTATGATATTCCATACACTGTAAATCGTGTTTCACGAGTGTTAAGCAAGGATGACACAAGACGTTTTTGTTTGTGGCGTCAATTGCCCAAGCGTAGAGAGTTTGAGAAGTTTGGTAAAACTGCTGAAACGTTTGACACTATTGGTCGTGTGCATATGGACTATCTTGAACTGTATCGTAAGTATACATATGAAGAACGCCATACATATAGACTAGATGCTATTGGCGAAATGGAAGTTGGTGAAAACAAGACTGTGTATGAAGGCACACTGGATCAGCTTTACAACAACGACTTCAAGAAGTTTATTGAATACAACAGACAAGACGTTGCACTGCTTGACAAGATTGATAAGAAACTGAGATTTATTGATCTAGCAAACGAAATTGCGCATGACAACACTGTGCTACTGCAAACAACAATGGGTGCGGTCGCTGTGACAGAACAAGCTATTATCAACGAAACACACAATCGTGGCATGGTTGCTCCAAACAGAAAAGAACATGAAGGCGGCACAGCAGCAGCAGGTGCGTATGTTGCTTATCCTAAAAAAGGCATACATCAGTGGATTGGTTCAATGGACTTGAACAGTCTGTATCCAAGTGTTATTAGAGCTATGAACATGGCGCCAGAAACTATTATTGGACAGATACGTCCAGATCTAACTGATGAAATGTTGCATAACGCACAAACACTAGAAAAGAAGAGTTTTGCGGCTGCTTGGGAAGGTAAGTTTGGAACATTAGAATATGAAGCAGTTATGGAACAGCGTAAAGATGTTTCACTTACACTTGACTTAGAAGATGGCACTAGTCATGTGCTAAGTGGTGCTGAAATATACAAACTGATTTTTGACAGTCAACAACCTTGGATGCTCAGTGCTAATGGCACTGTATTTACATATGAAAAAGAAGGTGTTGTTCCAGGTTTGCTAAAACGTTGGTATGCTGAACGTAAAGAACTACAAGCAAAAATGCGCAAGGCTATTGCAGCAGGCAACGAAACAGAAATAGCGTTTTGGGATAAAAGACAACTTGTTAAAAAGATTAACTTAAACAGTTTATATGGTGCTATCTTGAATCCAGGCTGTAGATTCTTTGATAAACGCATCGGACAGTCAACCACACTTACTGGTAGACAGATTGCAAAACACATGGCTAGTGAAGTGAATAAAATTATCACAGGTGAATATGATCATGTAGGAAAAGCAATTATATATGGTGATACAGACTCTGTGTATTTCAGTGCATTTCCAGTATTGCAAGAAGAAATCAAAGAAGGTGCTGTTCCTTGGGGTAAAGACAATGTGATTACGCTGTATGATCAAATTTGTGAACAAGCAAATACAACATTTGCTGCATTTATGGCACAAGCATTTCATTGTCCAAAGACACGTTCTGAGGTAATTGCAGCAGGTCGAGAAGTTGTTGCAGACACAGGTTTGTTTATTACTAAAAAACGTTATGCAGTGCGTGTGTATGACTTGGAAGGTAACAGAACGGATAAAGACGGCAAGTTGGGTAAAGTTAAAGCTATGGGTTTGGACTTGAAACGTTCGGATACTCCAGTGTTTATGCAAGACTATTTGAAAAGTTTGTTGGACATGGTTCTTGATCTAAAAGACGAGAAAGAATTGCTGGAATCTATTACTGAATTTAGGCGTGAATTTAAAGAACGCCCGGGCTTTGAAAAAGGTTCGCCTAAACGTGCAAACAAGATTGGACACTATCAGCGTCTTGAAGAAAAGCAAGGCAAAGCAAACATGCCAGGACACGTAAGAGCAAGTATCAACTGGAACACACTCAAGCGTATGAATGGCGACAAGTATTCACAAGAGATTGTAGATGGTATGAAAGTTATTGTGTGCAAGCTCAAGCAGAATCCGCTGGGTTATACTAGTGTTGCATATCCAACAGATGAATTGCGTTTGCCAGATTGGTTCAAAGAGTTGCCATTTGACGGTGATGCTATGGAAGAAGTGATTATCGACAACAAACT